CTTCGTCAGAAGAGGGGATACCAAGTCACCAAAGCCTCCTCCCATCTCTGGGAGGTCCCACTATAAGGGACTTCGGCCCTCCAAAGTAGGTCAGAGAGAAAAGTATCTGGAAAACCAGAGCACTTTTCCTTTCTCTCCAAACTAGGTCGGAAGGACTACCTTATAGCAGGTTTAGGTGCCCGCTCGAGTACTATTTACAGTGCTTAGAACCAGTTACACGACGTAACTTAGGTGTTAGGGCGGGTCGGACCTGGATGTCGGCCTTGAAGCCAGTATATTTCTCAATATACTGGTATAAAGGTACCGACTCCATGGCTCGATCCTGCCAAACATCTAAAAGTTGCTTAGTTAACCGGGCCTGAGCTAGCGAGATAGACCGAGCTCTTCTAAGGCTGAAGATAGCTTCCCCAACATAGTATTTCGATATACCTAATTCAAAGATATTAACATCCTCGTCGCTAACTAATCTGTTAACGGCGTCGACGCTAAGTCTAAGAAGGGTATTCGCAACACTAATAACGGGTAGCGTCTCACGTCTTAGAGCTTGGTATAACTGGACATTCAAGCTTGGGAGATGTTTAAGAGCCTGATCATCCATAGTCTTAACTATGGAGTCACGGTTCTCAAACAATCTCTCAACATCCGAAATCGCTATCTTTAACTTCATCTCTTTGATAAAATCAACGAGGAGATTTAACATCTCGGGAGTCGAAATAAACTCCCATAAAGGAAAAGTCCTGTGGAAGTATTGCTGCACAGACACTCGTAACGAGTGTCCGGCATTAATACGGTCACAGGATATAGAGGCTTCATCAGTAACCTTACTGATAAAGTTCCCTATATAGTGATAAACCATATAAAGTTTAATTATACGCTCTGCTTGCGCAGGACGTTTAAAGAAACTGAATGTGGCTCGGATCAAGTCTGGGTGCTCAGAGATAGGCAAGTTCCATCCGTGAGTAGCTTGGTTTCTAAGGAACTCATGAAGAAGTGAATACTTCTTCCAAGTTTCAAGGAAACCCCCGATACTAAAACCTGATACCTCAGTACCTGATATAACTATTCTTTTGGCAAACTCCAGCATCTTTTCAGATACTAGAGTCTTCTCATCAGAAATAGGCATATCAAGCTGAGAGCATAAGATTTTATATTGAAGAGCTACTTCACGATTGGCAATCACTAAATCATCACCTAATAGGCAATAGTCAGGGAAATAGTGACCAGGTTTTACAACCTGAGCATTGATCGCTGACAATTGAACCATTACGTGGTGACTTAGGGCCATCGCGGCCCAAGAGGAGTATGCTCCCATCGGCTGTCCCGCCCGATAAAATATCGGGTGGTCACAGTCTTTGTTCACAAAGGCTTCTCCTACTAGCAGGCGTTTCCATGCTAATGCATGATCCTTCCCAATCAAGTTAGTTAAAACACTAACCTGAAAGTCAACAGGCATCCTGTCTGTTGCTGCGGAAAGATCATAGCAATAGTATGGACCGGTAGACGGTAAAGACGATTGAAAATCATCCTGATTAAAGGTACAATCAGACGGTATATTTCTCAATATACCCATTAAAGCATCATGAAGAGGCTTTAATGCTGTCTGAGTCCAATAATCAAGGATGGCTATCACTCGTGTTTTACCTTCCTTATCACTAAAGTAACTAAGCTTACGAGAATACTTTTCAGCCTTTGAATGGATTAATCTCCAAATCTCCATCATAGAGTATCCTAAACCGGTCGGCTGATAAGGCTTAGTCATAGCTACTTGAAGCGCTAACCCACCCAAAAGGATAATATCTTCCTTTTGTTGAGGTGTTATAGCGTCCAAGTCAGTTAAGGCTGAAGCCAAAGCAGGACCGTTAGGACCACTCTTGGTTGAGAAATGAAAATCAGTCCACTCCAAAGATTGAGGGTAAACTCCTAGAGACTTACAGATCACTTTTATAGTGTCCTCATTTTGAGGAATTCCCTTAGAAGGAGTCTCTATGGTATCTAACTTTAGAATAGCCTTAAACTTAAAAGCTCGCCCCACATTGAGTAATGTGAGGAGAACTCTTATAGTTTGAGGATTATCCAAGTCAGATTTCCAAAGAGACAACTCCTTCGGGAAACCTGAAGAATCTAGCGATACCGACTCAAGTTCATATAGTGGATTCCCACTAAGGTACCTTAGAACAGCCAGTCGAAGACTTTTATACCTTCGAACTGTTTGTTCTAAGCCTTGGTGGTCCACATTATGTGAAAATGTGTCCAGGTAAGCTGTTACACGTGAACTGAATACTTCGTACTGCTTACAATACAAGGTTAATACTATAGGGATTAACTTCCTTATCGTACTTAATCTAGTCATTGTAGCAACGATTATATAAGTCTCACGCAGTGCTAGGGACGCTACCACGCCCAAGGTAGGGTGCTAGCCTTCTCGAACGCTGGGGGTACGACACCCCTCGGTAGCCGCGATCCTAACCACTCTCTTATCAGATGATCCACACAGCTATCCTAAGCTGGCCCAGTCTACCAAAACTAATATATCGAAAGATATATTGGCTCGGCACTGACCAGAACACCTTAGTTAGTATGAGTTTCACATAAGACAGTTGTTAGTGTTGGAACTGCGAGGTTACTCTTGATTAGCGACTGTGTAACAACAGTTGTTTTT